TAAAGCAGCTGCAATTCTTGTCGCGTTAGCTTCTGTCGCGTCAATCGTCAGCTGCTGCACTCGCAAGTCAGGGTCTTTCCTGGCTGCGAGTATTGCATTCGCCTGGGAGAGAGCATCTGCATCTGTTTGCATAAGAAGCCCTGTCCTGGACATATTTCGCTCGAAATAATTGGTGATACTGGTCGCATCTGAAACAGTTTGAGCTGAACCGCCGCTCCTGGTCACGCTGATTTTGTTTCTCAGAAGCCGCTCATCAATCTGTAAAGCTATTCCTTCATAGGAAATGTCAGTTCCGTCATCATCGAAAACTGTCGCTGTGCCATCAAGAGCTTTGATTGCTTCTGACCTGGAGACGAACTTAACGTCACCTTCGCCGGTCATATAAACGCCTCCCAGTTCTGTTTCAGCGAGTGTTTGAGATGCTTCAAGAGCTGTCCGCTCAGTTCCTGGATCAGCCTGGACAGTTGTGTCACCAGTGTCAATATCTCGTTGTGTTGAAGGAAACGAAACTGCGTCTAAAACTTTCCCCAGGCGTGTGCCAGTTGTTTGACCAGCTGTACCGCTTGTCACTGAAGTGAACTTTGCCAGGTTCAAAAGCCTGAACCCATCCATGCACTCCAGGTTTATCCAGGCGGCACTCGCTCCCTTCCTGAAGTTGTAAGTCCAGGAGACTATGTAACCCGAAAAAAGGAACCGTTCTGACCCTCCGTAAGTAGCTGACACGCGCACCTGATGTAAAGGTTTAATGTCATAATCGCCACCAGTCGGATCCAGAGAACCATCTGTGTCAACTATTTCAAGCGAGCAGCTGCCAGCTTCAAACTTGTCCAGGACCCTGGTACGCCCACGCCTGATGACAACTTTTCTTGTTTTATTTGAGAAATCCACTGGAAGATTTGACGAAGTTCCGAGAACAGCGTCACCGAGTTTGCCTAAAGGGTCACCCAGGATCAGCGGATTACCGAAAGACGGTCCACCAGCGAAGCGGATTGTAACTTCAACCGTTGGAGCTGGCATCAGCTTGCAACTACGAGCTGCTTGCCAGAGTTCTGAGCTTCAATCAGCCCCACTCTCACATCTTCAATGACATCTTCTGGCATGGAACCAACAAGGCTTCCTTCAATGTTGATATTCACCCTGATCTGGTCAGGTGTCATCTTCGCAAAACCGCCTGTGCCTTGACCCATGTGAACAGCATCGCTCAATCCTGCAACATTGCCTGCTGCCTGGAGAGCGCTAAATACATCCATCAATCCTTTTTGCTGGAAGTGCATGATCGTCTCTGGGTTCTGGAACCAGTCCATCGAACCAGGTGAGAGATCAAGTTGGGAAGCTATGCCTCCGAGTGGAGCTGTAACAGCTGCACTCCTGCCGGAGTAACTGCTTCGCCGCGCTCCTTTACTTGACCAGGGCGTGATTTTGTCGAAAAGCCCTTTTCCGAAATCGAGTATCCCTCCGAAAATATCTCCAAGGTCGATTGAACTGATCGTGGCTTTAATGCCGTCAATGATCCAGCCAGCGATACGTTTCCCGATTCCCTTAATGATGGTCATGATCGTGCCGAACAAACTATTAAGGATTCCAGGTATCGCTGTCACCATGCCAGTGAGAGCGTCTTTCAAATCCATCTCGAACAGAGCTTTAATTCCTGAAATGACTGTTTTCACTGTGTCAAATATCAGCTGAAAAGCGTCAGCGAATAAACCAGCTGTGGTTTTGATTATGGGATAAACAACATCTTTGAAAAACGAAGCGAAAGCGTCAACAGTATCTTTCACTATGTCGAAGCGCTCATACAGATATACAGCTCCAGCTGCGAGACCAGCTAAAGCTCCCACGACAAGAGCTACCGGCGAGATAAGCGCCGCCAAAGCCGAACCAGCTGCAACAATCGCTCCCAGTAGAACTGTTCCAACGACAACCGCCAATGCTGCAAAAGCTGCTTTTGGGTTCTCCTTGATGAACTCTCTGAACTTCTCTGTGATTTTTTCAATCGCATTTCTTATCGCTTCAATCGCTTCTGTCGCTATCTTTTTAATCTGCTGGAACCGCTCTGTTTGTGTGAAGTCTTTGAATCTTTTGACCAAATCTTCGACAATCGGCTGCACTCTTTTGAAAGCCCTGGTGATTGCTTCAAAAGCTCTCTCAACTACCGGAGCAAGTGTCATCATCACCCTGTTTTTGAGAAGCGTCATCTTCTCGGACAGAGTTTCTGTTTCTGAAGTCGCAGCGTTTATTGTGTCGCCACCGGATTCCATGCTTTTGAAATAGTCGTCTAGCTCAAAACGCCCTTCTCGTATAGCAGCTGCCATATCGGGTCCAGCCCTAGCCCCGAACAGCTCCAAAGCTTTCCGGTTTGCTGTAGAAGCGTCACCGGCATTCTTTATTTCATCGACTACGCGCTCAAAAGTTTCAATGGCTGGCTCGCCTTCACGCGCCATTTTGCCTAGCGCCTGGCGTAAAGAACCGAGAACCAGCTCTGCGTTCACGCCTTCTTTTTCAAACTTGCCAATCAGTAGAGCAGCTTCCTCAAATTCAAAACCAACCTGGCGTAAAGGTGCGCCATAGGTAACCAAATCTGCAGAAAGTTTTGAAAATTCGATACCAGTCATCTGCGCGACAGTGAAAAGCTTGTCAGCCGCACTTTCAGCTGTGCCAGCCATATCGCCCCAGTCACCTAGAACCCTGGATGCGGCTTTAATGTTGCCCTGCAAATCTGTGCCAGTAATCCTGGACAAATTAAGCATCTGCTCCGAAAAGTTCTCCAGCTCCGGTCCGGTTAAATTAAGCCTGGTATTTATATCAGCGACAGCTGTGCCGATGTCTTTGAAATCAGCTGGAACCTTTTTTGCGAGATCCTTCGTGATGTCTTTCAAACCCTCCAGGGCTTCGCCGGTTGCACCAGTACCGACCCGAAGTGTTCTTTCAACAGACTCGAAAGTGCTGCCCATTTTCACGATTCCAGCTGCTCCAGCTGCAAATCCAGCTGCTATCGCCGCACCGCCAATTTTGGCAGCTTTTCCCATTCCTTTGAGCGAGCTGTTGACTCCCTTAATGGATTTTTTGAAAAGTGAAGTGTCCCCAGCAATCCTTACAAGAACTGGTCTATTACCGCTTGCCACTGTTTGCTTTCGCCTCCTCCTCCAGATGCGTCACAAGTGTTGACCATTGCCAAACTTGCAAATCCATTACTTCATCGAGCGTCAATCCAAACCTGGAAGCGACCAGGACTCTTGCTAGGAAATTGTCTGCTCGCTCTGTTCTTTTGGGTCCGATTCGCTTACAGGTTTAATCACAAGTTCGCCAGCATCCTCCAAAGTGAAGTCTGGATCTTCTCGCTTTTTGTAAATGTAAGCCAAAGCCCTCAAGAGCTTTCCTTTCGGAGCCTCATCAGAGTCCAGGCTGTCAACGGACATCCCTGAAATCTCCTCCAGCTCCTCAATTTCTTTGATTTTCAAAGTTTCAATATCGACCTCTACTGGATCGAAATACTCGACTGGTTCTTCAGCCATTAGTCCCTCCTTATGAGATTAGTTTTTGTACCAACTTTGGGATTTCTTCTTCATAGAACGATATCACCTTCTCGTATTTACGAACAAAAGTGTTAAACAACCACTTCCGCTTCCTGCCGAGTAAGCCTTTTCCGGTTCCATAATGAACAATTCCCGAATACGCTCCTACGTTTCCAGCTGTGCCTTTACGCTGAGAATAGTTTTTTGTTCCCACCGTGACTTTGGCTTCCAGCCGATCTCGTTTCACCTTGTAATTGGAACGCTTCTGCAATGCTCCAGCTCCAGGTTCATCGCCCCTGGGAGCTTTTGGAGCAGCTGCATCAGCGATAATCGACCCAGCCTTAAAGTTCAATTCCTTGAAAGCTCGATTGATTTCCGGTCCATCAGCTGCTTTGTTCAGCTGATTCACCAGGTACCGCATATTTTCAATTTTTATTGGTGGCGGAGCTGCCATATATCAGGCAGTTCCTATTGTTTGCGCTCCTGAGCATTGCAATGCGAAATTAAGGTTTGCAGTACCGCCAACAGCTGATCCAGGGGACATAGATGTCAGTATGCACTCACCGTTTATCTTCGGTTTCCCTGAAGTCGTGCCGTCAGGATAGAACTCATAACTCAAAGTTGAGCTTGAACCTCTGACAGCTCCTAAATGAGCGAGCAAAGTCGCATCGAATAGAGCTGTCACGCTGATGGAACCATCAGCCAAAGTCAAAATGTACTCTTTGGAACTGTCCCCATAAGCGGTTGTTTCTGCTGTGTCGTCACCGAAGTCAACTGACACATCTGTGATGTACGAACTCAAGTCGGTTATCGAGCCACCGCTGTTATCCAACTTGAATACGCTGTTTTTACCAGCTACGAAAGCCATAATTATTTCTCCTAAATGTTAGGTGGGCTGTAAATGTCCCTCGCTTCAGACGGTTGCCTGATCGAATTAGAGTCGAGCGAACCCGACTGCGAAATTGAATGAAGGTGAAGAACCTCCAATAGTGGCGACAACTTTCAAATATCTGTTGATGGTTGTGCCAGATGCGACTGTTTTACGTTCTGACGTTGTGCCTGTTGCCTGGGTATATGTCACCAGGGTCGAATAGCTCACATTGTCAGCTGAGTGTTGAATCACAACATCCAGGGTGGGCGAAGTTCCAGAAGCTGTAACCACGCAAAGGTTTCCAACAGCTCCAGTATTTGAAGAAGCTGAATTGTCCACCACAGTTCCGGTCTT